AGTCCGTCATCATGTGCTTTGCCCAGAACGCGGACGTGTCCATCCGTCAGCAGCAGTCTGCGGTGTATGACGCCCTACCCGAGGAGTACAGGGTGAAGGTGTTAGGAACGGAAGAGAACGTCTCCTACACGCGGAAGAACGGCTTCAGCAAGTCCAGCCTGATATTGCCCAACAGCAAGTCAGCCATCATCTTTAAGACGTATGCCCAATACCTTAACAACGATACGATCCTTGAAGGTGCTGAGCTTGGTTGCCGTGATCCTAATTGGATCAACATTGGAGCTTGGTGTGACGAGTATCTTATTGGGCCAGAACTTCTGGCAACACTCCGCTTCCGTCTGGCTACTCGCAATAGCAAGCTGGTTGTTACTTTTACTCCTATTGACGGCTACACAGAGGTTGTTAGGGATTATGTCCAAGGGGCTGAACTGTTGCGGGCAAAGCAAGCCGAGCTTCTGGGCGGGAGGAGTGTGCCCTATCTGCAAAAATCTAGAAACCGAGATGCGGGCATCATCTACTTTCACAGTAGGGATAATCCATTCGGGGGATACGACCGTATCTCCAAAGACTTGGCAGGACGCCCCGAGAACGAAATCCTCACCAGAGCTTATGGCATTGCTACGAAATCAGTAAGTACGAAGTTCCCCAACTTCTCGCGGGAGGTTAATGTGCTACCCCATGAGAAGATTGACCTGAAGGGCAAGACCAAGTACATGATCTTGGACCCTGCTGGTCGCAAGAACTGGTTCATGGCTTGGGTGGCTATAGACGAGTCCGACACTTGGACGGTCTATCGGGAATGGCCTGATGTGAGTGTAGGAGATTGGGCCAAGTGGTCTGGAGGTAAGTGGTCTTCTGGCGAAGGAGCCAAGGGGCTGGGCTACGGAATCAAGGACTACGTTGATTTGATTACTAGCCTAGAGTCCGAGACCAACGACTCCATCTTTGAGCGTCTCATCGACCCGCGTCTAGGCGCAGCCAAATATCAGACACAAACCGGAGCTTCGTCCATTATAGAAGACCTAAATGACTCGGGATTAGTTTTCCTCCCAGCTCCCGGCATTGACATTGAGGATGGACTGCAAGCCCTACAAACCAAGATGGCCTACAACAAGAAGGCTCCCTTGGACAGCGTCAACAGACCCCACTTTTACATTTCAGACCGCTGTCAAAACATCATCCAAGCCCTACAAGAATACACCGCAGAGGGCGGAACTGATGAAGCATGGAAAGACCCTGTGGATGTTTTGCGCTATGCAGCGGTGGCTGGAGCCAATTTTGTTGACCCACGATCTTTACGAACCATAAAACCTGCTGGTAGAGCCTATTAGTATGCCTGTTGCATTCAAAGACCTGTCCGACGAGTTAAACATAACGAAGTTCCAATTGGCTAAACTTCGTGACGAGAAGCTGTCGCCTAATGAGTACTACTCGGAGGAAGGGCGTAAGTTCTTTACTGACGAGGGTGCGAAGAAGATTAGGCTGGCTGTGGCTGTTCCATTGGCCGTTCCAAAGCGAGTAAAGATGCGGGTGATTCGTCGAGCCCCAAATCCCCATTGGGTTTACGCACTTCCAGAAGGCGGTGGTAGTGTGGTTCCTGTAGCTGTAAGACCCCGTGACTGTGATAGGCTAATCGGTAAGCCCATTTTCGCTGATCTAATCACAGACGCCAACGGAGGCACCACCTATCGGCATGAAGTCCTCGGACGGTGACATCACCCTAAATCCCGAGTGGCAGGCCGAGCAGATGGACCGCCTTCTCGGCTTTGAGATTTTGACGCGAAGTCTCAATGCTCAATACCAACCCATCAGTCCCGAAGTCTTGGCCGATAAAATCGGGGCGCACAAGGGCTATGCGTATACAATTGTGCAGTCGATCCAGCGCAAACTGAATGCAAACCAACGAAAATAACGAGTCCCTGACCTACGTTAAGGATGTCCCTAACGTATCTGCGCTGAAGAACGCCTACGACACGACGATTGGCGACTTGGATTGGTATTTGCAGAGCACCCGCGATAGCTATGACTACCGCAGGAACATCTGGCCCGGGAAGTCAAAAGACCTCAGGAAGCACGGAGCAGACGCCTTCCCGTTTGAGGGAGCGGCGGATTCGGAAGTCCAAATCATCGACGAGCGCATCAATACCTACGTTGCGCTGTTTATGTCTGCGCTCAATCGGGCGCACATCCGCGCATACCCGATAGAGGTTAATGATATGGGTCGAGCTAGGGTGGTTAGTGCTTTCCTGAAGTGGATGGTAGCCTCCTACATCCCCGATTTTAAGCGTCAGATGGAGCTTGGTGCCAACTACCTGATGGAGCGCGGCATCATGGTGACCTACGTTGGCTGGCAGAAGGAAAACCGCACTTTCCTCCAGAGGCTTGATTTAAACCAAATTGCCCAAGTTAGCCCCGACTTGGCTAGGCTGATATTGGACGGCAAGTCTGACAGTCAAATTGTTGATTTGCTGAAAGGCCAGTTTGCTGGTTTGACGGATAAGCGGGCGAAGTCTGCTTTGAAGGAGCTCCGCAAGTCTGGTGTGGCTGAACTGCCCGTAGTCCGTCAAAGCGTCAATTGCCCCAAAGTGGCGGCTCTGGGGCCTGATTGCGACGTATTCTTCCCCGCCTATACGACTGACCCTCAGAAGGCCCCGTATTGCTTCTGGCGCGTTCTAATGACCGCTCAGGAGCTCCGCAACAAGGTGAGCACGGAGGGCTGGGACGAGGAGTGGGTGGACAAGGTTCTTGAGATGAAGAGCAACGTGGTCGATATGAATGACCCACGGACTAATACGGCTTACAGCCGCATCTCAATGGATCAGTCTACTGACCTGTATGAGGTCATCTACTGCTACCAGAGGCTCGTTTCCAAGGAGGATAACTCCGAAGGTATCTACTGCACGGTTTTCCACAACCAGTACTACGGGGATGCAGAGAACCCCAAGTACGCTAAGCATGAACTCTTGAACGGATATGATGACTACCCGTTCGTTGTCACCAAGCTAGGCGAGGATAATAAGCGGCTCTACGAGCTCGCCACTATTCCTGAGCAGCTTAGGGGCATTCAATGGCAGGTGAAGGTGGAACGCGATAGCCGGATCGACCGGAACTCCTACGCGACACTACCTGCCATTCTCTATCCTGCTGGCACCCCTGCTCCTGAATGGGGTCCGGGCGTAAAGGTGGCCTATCGCCGTATGGGCGAGATTCAGTTTGGGCCTACTCCTCAGTACAACCCGGGTTCCGTGGAGATGGAGCGCACGCAGATTGATCAGGCTGACCGTCTGATGGGGTTGGATCACAACAACCCGATGTCCCGCATCCGTCAGCAGTACTTCGTGGACAAGTTCCTGACCCATGTTAAGGATGTCCTACGCCTGACGTACAAGTGCTATCAGCGTTTTGGCCCTGAGGAAGTATTTTTCCGCGTTACTGGTAACCCTGATCCAGTTCGTTTTGGTCGTGGTGATCCGAATGAGAACTTCGACATCAATATCAACTTTGATGTCCTCAATACGGACCCCGAAACTCTTGAGGCCCAACTCAACCAATTTGTCAGCCTCTTGCAGTTCGACCGGAATGGCCGAATCAATGTTGACCGAATGTTGGAAGTGATGGCTGCTGCGGTCAATCCGCTCCTAGCTGATGCCGTCCTTCAGCCCGCCCAAGAAGCCCAGCAGCAAATCGTCAAGCAGGTCACGGATGACCTGTCGAAGATTTACGCTGGGATTGAAGTGGGAGCCCGTCCTAATGGCGCTCAGGTCGCCATGCAGGTTATACAGCAGTATGTGCAGCAGCCCGACGTTTCGCAGCGGATGCAGTCCGACGAGGCGTTTTCTGCTCGCCTTCAGAAGTATATCCAGCAGTACCAGTTCCAGATGCAGCAGATGCAGAACGCCCAGATTGGGCGTCTCGGTACTGCTCCTGCTCAGATGGGACAGGTTCAGACACAAAACCTGAGCCAGTAAGGCGATTCCACTTCTCCCTCAGGGAGTCGTAGTTTGCGGAGTACAGCACCTCGTCCATAGCGAGGATGCGTCCGCTTATCTGTTGAAGACTCTCCGTCTTCAGGTCGTGGAGTTGCTTTACCCAGTACTCCCGACCGGCATGGATTTCGTTCAGAAACTTGAGGAAATCCTGACTATTGTGCAAACGCTCTATCACTTTAGGGTCCATCATATGACTCTAGACATGACATTGTTGCTAAATAGGCAAGCACTAAAAGACCTGTGGTAGCATTTCGCCACGCAATCGCCAAGGCGCAAAGACGGCGGATCACAACTCTATGTCAGAAGTCATAACGTCAAACGCGGCAGACGCTAAACCAGCCGTGGAAAACAAGTCGATGTCGGACAAGGATTTCCTGTCCTCCCGCATCGCCAAGCTAACAGCCAAAGCCCAACCGGCAGAGGCCCAGAAGCCTGAGTCGGCTCCCAAAGAAGAGGAACCCAAGGCTGAGTCTCCCTCACAGGAGGGCGAAACGAAGCCAAAGGAACCAATCCCGAAGGAGGTTCTTTCAAAGGACGTAGACGAGCTAACGGATGAGGAGATTGCTGAACTAGCCCAAAAGGGTAAGAGTGGTCTACTCAAGCGAATCGCTGAACTGACTGCCAAGCGCAAGCTGGCTGAGGAGAAAGCGGCTTCCCTTGAGGCCATGATTTCTCAGGCCAAGCAGCAGATTCCTGAGCCGAAGGTTGAAAACAACCCCTACGCCAACGTAAATGACATTCAAGAGCTCCAAGCCAAGCGCAAGGAGGTCGATGAGGTCATTGAGTGGGCTGAGGAGGTGTTGTTCCGGTCTGAAGATATGTCCGCAACTGATGTTGCTGTGACTGTTGACGGAAAGGACTACACCAAGGCTGACATCCGCGAGTCCCTTCGCAAGGCCCGTAAGGCACGCGACAGATTTTTGCCCGCTCAATTCTCTGAGCTTCAGGCAAAAGAACAGCGCAACCAGCTTGAAAATGCTTTCAAGCAACAGGCCCGCAAGGAACTCAACTGGCTTGATGGTGAGGACAATGACATCCGTAAGCGTTTTGAGTCAATGGTTAATGACCCTCGTCTCAAGCGAGTAAAGGAGTCGGTCCCCGACATCGCGCCGCAGATTGAGTACCTAATCGCCCACGCTGCCAACTCCATGTATGGCCGTAGGCAGATTGATATGAACTCTCCCAAGAGTCCATCTCTCAATCCTCCGTCAAATCCCTCCACAACTGCTTCCGCAAGTGAGCGTGTTGATGGGCGGGTTGAAAAGTCCCTGAAGGAAGTCGAAAGCCGATTTAAACAAACAGGAAGTGCCAATGACTTCATCGCCCTCCGCGCAGCTCAAATCTCTAAACGTAAATTCTAATTAGTTATGTCATTCAGCAACACCTACGATACTACCTCTCCCGGTAGCGCGGCCCTCAATCGTGAGGACCTTCAGGACGCCATGTCGATGCTGGCTCCTGCTGAGACTCCAGTTCTCAGCTCTGCCGACAAGTTCAAGGCCAACGGCACGTTTGTTGAGTGGGGCGTGGACAAGCTGTCTACTCCGTCCTCGACGGCTGTAAGCGAAGGCGCTGATGTCACCGACTTCGAAGACAAGTTCGAGTCGGTTGCCCGCCTTGGCAACTACGTCCAGAAGCTCCGCCGTTCCTATCGCGTGTCGGACCTCCAGCAGGCTGTTTCCTCGGTTGGACCGCAGGACATCGCCCGTGCGGAGATGAAGGCCGTGAAGGAGCTCAAGCGTGACGTGGAGAAGACCCTCCTCGGAACGCAGGATCGTGCGGCTGAGAATGGTGGCGGCACCGCCTACACCATGCGCGGCCTCGGTGACTGGATTGATTCGGCTGGTCCGGCGGACGTTCCCGCTGACTACCGCACTCCGTCTGGTTCGATCCACGGCTCTGGCACGTTCTCGGAAACCGTTCTGAACAACCTCATCACGTCGATCTATCGCGTGAGTGGTGTGACGAACAGCCTGACGCTGGTTGCTGACACGGCCCTTCGCCGCGTTATCAGCGACTTCGCCCGTGCTGATTCCTCGACGGGTCCGATCCGTCAGTTCACGGCCACGCAGGGCTCCAGCCTCATCAAGCTGAGTGTCGGTCAGTATCAGTCGGATCATGGCATCGTCACCATCGTTGACATGAACCCCGACTGCGCTCCCGACACCACCAACAAGGACACCGGCTATCTGGTGAACCCCGAGTACTATGCGGTGGGCGAGCTCATTCCGCTGGGCTCCACCCGTCTGCCGAACCTCGGCGGTGGTGAGCGCGGCTATGTCGATTGGACCGGCACGCTGAAGGTTGCTCATCCGGGCGCCCACGGCAAGATTACTGTCCTCAGCTAACCATCAACCAAGGAGACCACTACAATGGCTAAAGTTGCTATCAATGAACTCGGTGCTTTCACCGATGTGGTTAAGCTGGACTTCAATGACCTGATCGCCATCGGCAACGGTGGCACCCGCGTCATTGCCAAGATTCCGGCCAATGCGGCGGTTGAGCTTGCTGGTGTGGCCAACACCGTTGACATCGCGGGCTCGTCCTCGCTGGTGATTGACGTTGGCACCACCTCGGCTGACCCGGATGAGTTCATCGACGCTCTCGACGTTGATGCCATGACTGTCCCCGTGTTCAACACGGGCGACCAGTTCACGTCGGGCTACAGCAAGGCGGTTAAGGCTGTCACGTCTGAAACCGAGGTTTACATCAAGGTTACAGACTCGGCTGTCGCCTCGCTGACGGCTGGCGAAATCGTCGTTGGCCTGCGTATCCTTGATCTGGCGAAGTTCGCCTAAGACCAAGGCACGCTGCTAGAATGGGGGCGCATCCTGAGGGGTGCGCCTCCTTTTTTTATGCACATACTCACCAGCTTGCCCGGGGAAGGGGCTGTCAAGGACGCCCTGATTCGGGAGATAAAGACGGGATTTGAGCTCATCAAGGCCAACGAGAAGAAAGAGGAAATCGTTGCGGCCCATGAAGCGAGCAAGTGGAAGAACCACAGAACAATCCCGGGTTTGGGTAAGGCCGTAGCCTTCTACCCCAAGGACGAGTATTTCAGACTGTTGCGAAAGTATGGGCGGCATGAGGTGAACAGCAAGGAGTTCATCCGCTACCATCAGAAGAAGTTCCCCCATTTGGCTCCCAATAAGATTTGATGCAAACCGACACCTACAGCAATCTACTGTCTTTGGTAAAGGGGCTTAGCGGCAATACGTCGTATACATCCGCTGAAGACACGCTGGTTGGCAGTTTCATCAACCGGCGCATCTACAACGCCTATCGCCGTAACGCCTACTGGCCCCGCTATTTGGTGCTGGGGGAGGCCCGTGCTGCCGCCAGTAGTGTCATCCCATTCGATCAGGCCACCCTGAACAGCATTGACACCTTCCTGCGTGTTTATGACGAGGCGCCATACGTCACGAACAGCGTGGACGAGTTTGAGTTCGTGGTGACGGCGGATGGGGCCAAGGTGATTAGCAACACGGATAGCCTTTCCACCTTCTACGTCGATTACAAGAAGCGCTGGGATGGGGACTACAACAACACCACCAACCAGAACATCCCCCTTGAGTTCTTCCATTACGCCGCCCATTCGGCCTTTGCCGACTTCCTGCGGTATGACGGGCAGAACGAGAAGGCGGCGGCTGAGGAAGCCTACGCCGAAAGCCTTCTTGTGCTAGAATTGGAGAACGCAATGAACCAGCGCAATGCCAACCGAGTGGCCTCGCGGTTCCGCAGTCACGCTACATCTCAATCCCGTTTCTAATCATGGCTAACGCACGCATCGTCAACACTCCCTCGCAGGCTATTCCCCAAACGGGTGTTAGTCATGCCCAAGTGACCATCAGCAGCACCGCCGCAGCCATCTGCTCGTCGCTCAATGCCGACACCACACATGTGTTTGTTCAGTTTACGGGGGCTAATGCCCGCGTGACGTTCGATGGCTCCACCAATCCGACCACCTCCCTTGGGTTCCAGTATCCCGATGGCAGTACGGCCTATTGGACGCGCACCATGGCTCTGAAGGCCAAGGCGATTCGGGATGACTCCACGGACGTTG